GGACCAGTTGCCCCGTCAGGACCCGTTGCCCCGTCAGGACCCGTTGCCCCGTCAGGACCCGTTGCCCCGTCAGGACCCGTTGCCCCCTCAGGACCCGTTGGCCCGCCGGAAGGACCCGTCGCCCCCTCAGGACCAGTAGCCCCATCGGGACCCGTTGCCCCCTCAGGACCAGTTGCCCCGTCAGGACCCGTAGGTCCAGTTGGTCCGCCCGAAGGTCCCGTCGCCCCGGCGGGGCCAGTCGGCCCAGTCGCACCAATCAAAGACGCCGGATTCATAAAATTGAACATTCGATGTTTTCTTTTCTTGCTCTAAATCCCCAGCCAGGACACATCTTGGCCTTCGGACAGCGAAACTACGTAGACCAACGACGGATCGTCGACGGGCAACACAATACTTGCGCCCGGAAGAATTGGGACGCCGCCAGTACCGACATTGGAGCCTGCGGTCACAGCCTTACGGCCGACCCAAACCAGATCGGTATTGGAAACCGGATCACCCGCGCCGGCTGCCCGCACCAAGACACCGCGATTACACGAAAGACTTAAAGGCGTGAGTGGTACTGCAACCGTGCCAACAACCGTATGACCGTGCTTCAATTCCCTCGCGGGTGAAGTCTCTTTGGTATTCTCCGACATAGGGCACCTCTTTGTTCGCTTAGCCGATCGCTTCCCACCGGATGATGAAGGCCGTATTCACGATTGTAAACGCAACCGTAAACCCATCGCTGTCCATTGAAACATAGCTACCCGTTACTTGAGAGGCCCCACTCGAATTGATCGTGTACATACACGTGTCAATTCGACTGTCTCCTTTGAACATGTTGGACCAAACCCCTGCCCACGTCATGCTATTCTGATTTCCGAATTCATCCATCATGCCCTGGCAATTACAGAAATGTGTCTGTAGGCCGGGAGCTTTGGAAACCCAAAACTTCACAGACTTCGGTCTGAATCCAAGGCCGGTAACAGAATAGTTGCCAAGAGAACCGGGACAAGTGAACCAACCGATCTTAACCTGCACGCTACCCGCGGGGCCAGTTGCACCAATCAAGGATGTTGGATTCGTAAACGTGATCATTAGGCTAAGACTGAATAGTCCTCCCTCGGCCTCGGACGCGCGAGGCAGTTGTGGATTGTAGATCGGTATTGCGGCTTGCGGCCTTTTCGTCCGCCCCGGCATTTGAATTCTCGGACAGATCGGGGAGGCCCCGAGCCCCAGGATCACTCGCACCTTTGACAATCCCCTGCGCCTCGGCGATTCGCTTTACGCGATCCAGATGATCCTGCCGGGCCGCCAGATACTCCTCACTATCGAAGCCGAGAGCCATCGAGCCTGTCTTCTCGCCGACCAGTCCCGCCTGGGCCGCGAGAATAATCGTCTGCGGATCGCTATTCGTATAGTGGGCGCTGTCAATCTCCTTGTTGATGGCCTCCAGATCGTCGACGCTAATCTTTCCGCCCAAGAGAGCCTGTACGATCCCCTTCGACAACTCACGCTTCACTTTGCGGCCGGGGACCGAATTCATCAGCTTTGTCAGGTCGGTCGCCTCCTTGATGCGGTCGGCGTCCGTCTTCAGGCTGTACCGCTCCGGATACTTAATCGTGGCAACTTGCCGTTTGCTCGGCGTTCGCTCCTCGTAAGCCGCCCAATGTTCAACGATCTGCCGTTCGGCACTTTCCAGCACGAGGCCAATGTAGGACAAGCCGGCCTCAAGCCCTTGATTGTCCATCTGCTTCGACTCAGCGGACACCCGCACCGACAGCGCCGACACCGCAAGGTTCACCAGTTCACGTATATCCCGTTTGAGCCTATCCTGCAGTTCCAAACTTGCCCGCAGCGGCTCGGACGGTGGGGCGATGAAGGCTGGTTGATTCATGCTCTTGTCGTAGGTCCGACCGTGTGTCACCCCGACTTTGATGTCCGCGTCCGCAGCACCCTGACCACCGCTTGTAGCTGTCCCATCTTCAGTGGCCACGACCTTCAAGTAACCCCCGCTAGCTTTCAAATCCCGCTGCTCGACGTAGAACGGGAAATTGGCTCGTAGGGCATAATTCACGTCACTCGACCCAAGGTTCAACAGCGCGATCTGCTGCTGACACACGTCCTTAATCAGGCTTCCGCCGATGTCCAGCAACACGAACGGAATGCGGGTCAGTTCCAACTCGGTCTCGCCGCCAGGGTTGCCGTCCTGATCGACCTTCTCCTTCTTCAAGTTGTAGAACTGCAAGGTCACCCGACCGCGTTTGTTGATCCGCAGGTAACGATACCGTTGTGCCGCGACAGTAGGCAAAAACGAATCCTGACTATATTTGAGCGTCGAATCCCGCAGCAAAACAGCCTGAAACTCACTCGGTTTTTCGGGATTCGAGCACGTCCACGACAACATATCCTCAACAGCGTACTCGTAGAGGTAAGGCTCCGTGATACCAGCTTCCCTTAGCGTTGCCCCGGGCGAAACCTTGGGGGCATCAACGAAGACGCCGACCTGACCCATGACAAGTAGTTCGGTCAAAACCTTGACGCCAATAAAGGCATTCATCGTCGAGCCCCGGTGATCCACGCCGAGGTTTTCCCCGTTCACCGCGTACTGATACGTCTTGCTTCCGCCACGCCGCGTGATGTCCCGCATACGTTGGTAGATCGCATTGCGGATGTCGTTGATCGCAGCGCCGGCGAACTTCGGCACCGGCGTTACATCCTTGCGAGTAGCAAAATCCTCTTGATCCTCGCGGCTGGTAAACCTCTTGAGATATGCCTCTCTGAACTCATCGCCGCCCTGATAAGACAATCGCCACTTGTACCAATCGGTCAACCCGCTCAGGTAAAAAGGATGACGGGCGTCCACAAGATGAGCCACGTTGTCGGTAAATTGCGTCATTTCTACAATCCTACCTACGTCACCTTGCCCACGTTTCTCGCCCCAATCCCAACAGGTGCCAGAGCTAAACCAATTTCACTATAGAGTAAGGAGTGGGCGTAATGGTCCGGCCCCATATTCTCATAGGTCGCCGCCAAGTTGCCCGTCTCGTCCTCCTTGTAGGTCCGCACCATGCTTTTGATGTGATCCCGATACTCCAGCGAAATATCCCGAGGCAAAAGGATACGAGGCGGATTTGCCTTGAAGCGGCCCATCACGCAACCAAACCAACTGGTGCGATCCACTCGCGCCATCGGGGCCCCAGTATCCTCCTCCGAGATCGCAATCTCCCTGGCTGTTTTACCGCGCCGATACTGCGTCAGCCAAACATGGCCGTAGAACCTTTTCGCAAAGCGACGGGCATCATTCAAAAACGGATCAGCGTCTACAACGGCCGCCAGAACTTGCCACTCCCGCATTAGGTCATCGAGATAGTTCCAGCCCTCCTCCGATTCGCCGACAAATTTGCCGAACCAAAGAAGCTTGCCGATCGCCGCCGCATTGATGTCGCTTCCCGGCCGCCGATCAAAGAGCCACTCAACAATCGAGATGTTGCCGACCTTGCCCTGGTCCACCCCCATTGTTATCACGCGGCCACAGGTCTGGGGCCGAAGGTCGTTGATCGTGTGTTCCTTGAGGCAGTGCTCCAGCATCTCGTCCGTAATCTGGGCCCCTTCACCAATGAAAGGCACACCCAACTTGCTGCAATGAAACTGGGTCGCCATCGCCTCGTCGCCCAGGCCACGGTGATAGGCGATCACCATTTCGCTGGCCGTTACCGTAGACGAGTAAAGCTGATTGATGTAAAAGCCCCGCGATTCCTCTTTTAGGACACGGCGATCAGTCGGTTGCCAGATGCCCGTCGCAAGGAACTCCGGCTTGGCCTTTTGGTCCAACTTGTGCTTGCACTCCTTGCACTTTAAGTAGGACTCCTCACAGCGCGGATCGTTGACCGAATCGCCGATAATCTCCACACAATCCGGCCAGATGAACTCTGTCCACTTATTGCAATGCGGACACTGGAAGGAAAAGTGCTCCTGGGTGCTGGTCAAAAAGAGCTTGTGAATGCCTTTATTCGGGACGGTAGGCGTCGAGATCGCAACGATGTGTTTCTCGATCTGTCCCGACAGCCGCTCCAGAGCTAACGCGAGTGCATCCTTATCCATCCGATCGAATTCATCCAAGATCAACTCAGAGACCGGGACAGATACCAAATCACTCTCACCGCGACTTCCACGAATGTAGAGGACGTTCGTTCCCGTTGACTTCAAGCCTACTGTGTTGGTGTCAACAAAAAGGTCCCTAAGATACGGGCTTAGTTTCAATGCCGGCGAAAACCGAGCCTTACTGAAATCACTTGCGCCGCCCTTCGTTGGCAAAACGTAAAGGACATCACGCCTCAACTTGTCGAGCACGTAGAAGGCACGATTGATCCCGACTTCCGTTACACCGAGTTGCGCGGCCTTCATTGCGATCGTCCAGGCCGCCGCGCTATTGTGAATCTCCCGGCACCAGGGGTGGCGCTTGAAACTGTACGGCCCGTCGAACGGCGCTCCCATCATCCGACGATTTTCAGCCCAACGGCTGCAGGATGTAAGCGTCCTGCTCTTGAGTCCCTCACAAAGGGTTTCTAGGAAGGCATCAATGTGGAGATTCATTAACCGCGAGTAGTTTAATGAGGTTGCAGGGTTCGCGTGGGCAGCGGCTCGCTGGTTGCTTCGGCGTTCACCCGATGCAACCTCATGTTTTCTTCTTTCGCCCCGCCGATCGACGACGTTGATTTATCGGAACCTCGGTGACCGGCTTCGGCTTAGGCTCAGGCGGCTTCGGGCAATTGCGGCAACGTCTCATCGCCGATGTCCGCTCCAAGCCATAATGGTTAGCATATCGTGAGTCCGTGCCACCTCCATGTTATCTACAAGCAGCAAGAAGGTTGGCACCTGCGTCACCCCGCACTGTTTCGCCAAGGCCGGCTCCACGTCGATGTCCACAACTTGCACCTCGACGCCACGGGCCCGGATCTGTACCAGGATCGGCTTGGCCTTCTGGCATGGCCTGCACCAGGTCGCAGTGAAGACCACTACCTTGACCTTGAGTAGTGGCTTCGGACTCAGGTTCGGCTGCTGGCAGCCCGCCAAAACAATCAAGGCTATCAGTCCAACTCGCCCCACAAGACTGCACCTCGACGCCACGGGGCCGGATCTGTACCAGTCCCAGCTACTAAGCCGCTGGACAGGCATTGCTACGGTAACTGCGACTGGGAAAGCCGGCCCGCGGCTAACCGCAGGGCCGGAGATTCAGCCGCCAGGGTTACGACTGGACCGGGACGGCCGGCTGGGCACCGGGGGCCTCGATCTCGGCGATCTTCGCCTTAATCAGAGCCATGCCCTCGGGAGACGCCAGCTTCTTAGCCAAGACGTTCTCATAGGTCGCTTCCAGTTCCTTCTCAATCGCATCGCTGCCCGACTCGACCAGCTTAGCGAGATCGTGAATCTTCTCCACCATGTCCTGAACATCGCCCACGGCGAAGTCTTCCAACAGGGCAGGAATCCACTTGAGGCCGGCGACCCGCAACTTGCTGGAAAGCACTTGAGCAGCGCGTTTCTTCTGCATCAGTTTGGCATTCTGGCCAAACAGAAACTTGCCCACTTCACGGCCTACGAGCACTGCGACCACAGCGGCCAAAATCCAGATCACTACAACAGGGTTCATCGTTTCGTCTCCAGCTTTTAGGATGGCTGCCACATGGCAACCGAATAGGCACACGACAACAAGACCGAAAGCTAAACGCCACTACTTCACAGGATGCAGCTTCCCGTACAACTGGCGACCGTAACCGCTGCACAAGCCAACAAGCAGACCCCCGATACAAACCAGAGCCAGGGCCCACTCCAAGCCGGCCTGCGGCTCGACTACCGGGGTCCCGCCATCGTCGATCGGTTGCGGATCGGGATCGGGTTGTGGCTGCGGTTCAGGTTCAGGACGAGGGCCGGGGCAGCGTTTTTCCATGCCCCGCCGCCAAGGGAGAACCGGGCGGCCCTGAACCGAGTAGACCACTGCGCTGTAGAGTCCCTCGGCCGTAATGGGCAAATTCTCCCCTGCCGCCTCGTAAACCACCTCGCCGCCGGACTTCTGCACCCGCACGGTAGGGAGCCCCTTCACGTTGCCAGCATACCTTTCCTGATAGATCGCAGTGCCAGTCGTTACCAGGTGGAAGTGGACTTGGGCCTTGAGGCCCTTGAGACTAGCGCTCGTCTCGAACCAATTCAACGTGCGCTGGTAGGCCACATCATTGGCGTTGCCGACGATGCTCACATGCCACTTGACTTGATCGGCGGGCAGCTTGACGACCTGCTCTTGGACGAGGATGCCATTGACCGCCGCCTGATCGGCGAAAGCCGGGGACACCGGAATCGCAAGCAGACAGAGACTCAAGAGACTCAGAAGGACTCGATTCATCATCAGTGTTACCTCACAGGATACAGGACACTAGCGGGGCAGCGGCGCGGCCGGCGAATAGACCGGCGCGAGTGCCCAACCGAAACTGGCTTTCCATTCCGCAATCAAACTTGCCCGCGAAACCCAGCGAACCTTGGAAACATCGTTGCTATCGAGGATGGCGGCCTGTTTGTCGTCGAG